ACTCAATATCAGCAAGTTCTCCCAGATTTTGACCACCAGGAAGAGTTGTGATTTCTGTGCCACGACCACCCTCTCTTCTAGGTAACCAGAAGTCTTCCATCATGGACATAAATTTGCGATCATCTCTGATCTCACCAGTCTGTGCATTATAAACCTGCTTATTTCTATAGCGATTCATAACATCACGAAGATATTGTTCTGCCTTAACTTTTGGCAGGTTACCAACATCAATGTAGAAGATTCTACGTTCTGGTGCTCTCGATAATCTGTAGATAACAAGTGAATCTTCAATCATACGAAGTTGATTGAGACCCTTAATTGCTTTATGAAGATATGAAAGACCTGTTCCTTTGTTACGATCTACAAGTCCTGAAGTGACGTATGTAATTGCGTCTTTTGAAATCTTTACACCTTTTGATCCACCACCATGAACCATTCCCAGTGGATAATTTGGTTTTGGTGAGAACATGAAGAATTCTTCAATATCTGGATAGAAAGATTTACTATCCTCGGTCATTCTAGTAAGATCAATACCATTAACGGTATTTCCTTTGGGTTTTTTCTCCTGACGGATAAACCTCATCTTCATTGGATCAATAAATCTTAATTCTTTGATACCCTCTTGAGGTTTTTTGAGATCAATTACCTTATGATAATATAGGCGACCATCAACATACCAATTCCTAAAAATTTCATGTGACTTTTTATCAAAGTCTAAAAGTTCTTTAATATACTTAAATTCTTTTCTAATTGCTTCTTTTAATTTATCACTTGCCGATAAATTAGATAGTTCTATTTCTACAGGAGAATCGTATAGGTCACTAACGATTGCTTCGTTTACAATATCTTCGATAGCACTATCCGCTTCAGGATGAAGTGCCATCTCTCGATATCTTTTTATTAAATCATGCTCTGTTCTATATGCACCCTCAATATCTACATAGGAACCATAAAATCCGCTGGCAATAAAATTGTCAACCCCATCTTGATTGTTAGGTGGGACGGGGGATGCAACGGAGTTGGATTTTTTTTCACCAGGCTCAATAGAAAATCCAAAGAGTTTAGACATTTTATAAGTAAATTTAATTTGCTCTAACTATTTATCAAGCTATCGCTGGCTTCTCTGCAGTACCACCTGCAGCAACAGACCAGTAAAGAACCTGGAATTCAACAGTAAATTCCTCAATAGTGTCAGTAGTATCCATTGATAGTGGAACTTCTGAGATATTAGTTGGGAATAAACCAACAAAATTATATGCTCTTAGGATGTCACCATTTCTGCCAAGTTGTTTTACTAGAGCATCTTTGGTGTAATCCGTAGGATTAACTTCACCAGATCCATTTGCTAGTCTACTAATACCATTCATCCACTGTTCCATGGCAGTTCTGAGTTTGAAGTCAGTGTCATTGAGAACAGTAACAGTCCAGGTATCAAAGGTTCTTTCACCAGCAACCTTGAGGATCCTTCCACGGAAGGGAACCTCAACGGGAGTGATATTTGATGCAGGCAGGTTTGCTGCCTTCACCATGAAAGGAATCTTGTCATTAACACCTTCGGTGCTTAATTCTTGATTCTCAGGAGATGCATCCTGATCATTTGACATAAATGTCAAGTCTGAATTTGATGGAAAGTTTAATTCGACCTCAAATAAATTGGGTCTTACGCCACCTCCCGTTAAATTTGCTTTAAATTGGGAAATTGTTCTGAGTGTCATTTACTTTGTGCCTCGTTAAGTTATATTTTTAAAGAATTAAGCGTTTCCAATCACTTCTGAGAATGAAACCCCAGATCTTGTGGCAACAAATGTGAGTCCAATAAAGTTAATGGATCTCGATGGTTTGATGTAGATGTCTGCAACAAACTCATTCGCGTCGACGATTGCCGCAGTATTGTTTGTATCATCACAGATTAATCTGAAGTCCTGAATACCACGCTTTGCTTGAACGTCTCTAAGGAAAGGTTCAACTGCATTTACAAAACCACTTCTTGTAATAGGATCATTAAACTCAAACATGATATCTTTCGCTGCCGCCTGAACTGCATCTTCGAGGAAGATGAACAATCTACGAACGTTAATGCGATCAAATGCAGATGCTTTAGCGAGTCCAGTCTTATCACCGAAGAGGATAATTCCTGATCCAGGTGAATTGATTACTGGATTGACTCTATTGCTATAAAGTTTATCTCTCTGTGCTTTGCTTGGATTGTATGCTAACTTAACAGCATTAAGGATTGAACCTCTTTGAGTACCACCTGGTGAGAACCAAGGGAAGTTGGTAACATCGTTTCTTGCACAAATACCAGCAATATCACCATTCATTGGAACGTATCTGAATGTATCATTAAACCTATCGTACATATACTTGTATCCACTATCGAATACTGCATATGAAGATGATGGAATACCTGCATAGAAATCAACAATGTTATCTGTTGAGTCTGCTGCACTCTTAACAAGATATCCGTTTCCAGAATCTGTAAGAACTTCACTTCTACAAGGTGAAATGAATGCAATCGCGTCCTTTCTTCCTTCTGCAACAGCAATTACCTTACTTGCAAGTGCTTGTGCATCAACTCTTGAGTAACCACCAGCACCCATGAGTAGGAAATCTACCTCATACTCTTCATCATTTGCGAAGATGTCATAACCTGTGGAAAGATCACCAATTGTTGTTTGTAATGCACCAGATGCAGTAAGATCTGAAGTACCGTCGTAGTTTAAACCACCAGAAAGAGATAGTGTAGTGTTACCAGAAGCACCGAATATAACTCCGTTGGTTGCCTGATCCCATCCCATATCTGTGGAATGATCGAAACCAGAACCACCAGATTGGAATCCAGTTGTTGTAATACCAGCAGGAGCTCCACCACCGTAGATGTAGCTGGAAGAAACTGATAGATACTTTCTCCAATATGAAGCAGCACCAACTGAATATTCTGAGTCACTACCCTTAGAAAGTGCTAAGTGCTTCTCAAGAATGTTTCCTGTATTTCCAGTGATGTCTCCATCAGCATCAAACACAACAACATGAACTTCATCAAATCTTGATCCTCTTGCAGCAGCATAGGAAGAAGTTCCAGGTTTGTCTGCTAAGGTACTCCAAGAAATGGTTACTCCATTATCGAGAGCGATCGTTTGCTGATCGAACCAATCTTGTCTAGTGGTGTATGATACTGATTCAAACGTACCAGTTGCTGTTGCTTGTCCAGTAGTGTGAATTGCAACGTTACCACTAGCAGAGAATGCATAAACACCTCCCTGTTGGTAATCAACATCGGTTTCAACTCCAGCATTGGTTGAATGGCTGAGAACTTTAACTTCGATCAGTCCATCACCAACTGAAGTGATAATGCCTTTGAGTTCACCGTCAAGTGTTGATGTTGAACCAGTGCCAGCAACTACTCTACCGAAAGTTGATTGGGTAACACCCATTCCAACAGTAACGTTAGTAGTACTAATACCACTGAGGATCTGGTCTGCCTTGCTATCAATGATAGCAACTTTCATACCGTTTGCCCAAGATCCTGGGTTCTTTGCTGTAACAGTTACGCCAGTGATGATATTCTCATCATGACCTAAATTTACATAATCTTCATAACTTCTGATCTTAGGTGCAGTACCTGAACCGTTAAATGCGTTCTTAAGGTCGCTGTCATCAGATCTTACGACCTGAAGTGGTCCCCCATATGCTAGGAACGAAGACGCCACCAACCAGTTTTCATAATGTTTATCAGTTGCATATGGATTGCCGAAAGTGTCTAAAAGCTCCTGCTCATTATTGACAGTTACTGGTTCATTGACAGGTCCTTGTGCAAAAGGTCCGACAATAGCACCAATTCTCTCAGATGTAGGATCGACTCTACCAGCGGTAAGATCTATTTCCTTAACAACAATGCCAGGAGATGCTAAATTTAATGGCATCTTTTCGTTCTCCGAATCCAAATTTTATCTAGAAATATTTATTAAAAAGGGTATTTTCAACGGGGAAACCATACATGAACATTACCAATCAGGATATTCCCATTCGGATTTCTTGATCTTTCTGGATTTTTTTACTCTTTTGATTGTACAATCCTTACATTCATAAGAATAAGATGACTGAAAGGTGCTACGGTCCTTTCGTGTCAAATAAAAATCATTAATTAAATTTTTTACTTTTCCACAGGCTCGACATCTTCGATCAAAAAACAATAAATGTTCTAATTCAATTTGTTCATCAAAGTCCACTAGTCTCTTCCTAAACGAATGTATAAAGTAATCAATGATTGAGAGATTAGATCACAAGAATATGTAA